CTCCTATAGATACACCCGACACCGAGATAAGTAATACTCTACAAATAGATATTTTTAGAAAATTAATAAACAATAATTGCGTTAGTATATCCTGTCTAGGTATTGAATCTTATTGTAATACTTTAGGAGATTGTTGATATGAGTATTCAATTCAGAGCAAGAACATTGACAAAAGTTATAGAAGCATATCCACCAGCACAAGATATTACTGAAATGGGATTTTGTTGTAGTCCTGTTCCTGCTCTAAATGTTAAGGCTTCTAAAGTTTCTTGTCTACAGAGTGGTGGTTATTTTTTGCCTGGTCAGATTAGTGGTGCAAATTGTCCATCAGGTTGTGAGTCTGCTTTTACGGCTCCTCTAACCAATGGAGCTTGTTGTTATACCTACAAAGAAAGCGGTATTTATTATCAAACATGCCAAAATCTAGATTCAGAATTACTTTGTAGTAGTATACATGAAGGATATGAAGAAGAATTTAGATATAATTTTATTAAGGGTGGTATGTGTGAGGATTATAATCAGTTTATAAAATGTGATATTAATAAAAATTTAGGAAATTGTTGCACTCAACAATCAGATAACTCGGTTACTTGTGCAGTTAGTACACAAGATAATTGCAATGGCTATTGGCATTATAGTTCAGATTATACTTTATCGTGTCCTGATTATACTCCGTGTACTGGTGTGTATTTTTCTGGAGTTACTGCTGAACGATGTTCTGCTGTTGCTTCGGAACAACAATTAAACACAACAACAAATCCAATAGAACATTTACCAGAACCTAATACTCTATATCAAGGAGGATTATATGTTGGAATTTTTGAGCCAGGAGCACCAGTAAACACATTAGGATCTAATCTATTGGGTAGTTCTTCTACTGGGTTAACTATAAATTATAGAGCCAGAGGAGATGGAGTTGGATCTAAATCAAAAAAATGGATATTAATATCTTCTTTGGGTGATTATCCTATATTAAAAAATAACAGATTAAGTTCAATTACTCTAGAAAATTCCACATATGATGGTGTGCATAATACAAACAATTCAACCTATGTTCAGGGTGACTTATACGATAATGTTAGAAAATATTCGGTAAACGGATTTAGTGATTGGTATGTTCCTAGTAAAGATGAATTAGCGTTTTATGCTCAAACTATATCGTATACCACATCTGTTCCTTTTGGTTACAATAAATTATACGATTCTTTATATTTAACGTCTACCCCATATTCTGTAAATAATCAACAAAATTTCAATAACAATTACATGAATTATACTCAAAACTTTAATTCCGCTAATTACGGGGAACCTTCTATTAGTTCCAGAAAAACAGCAATAAATATTCGTCTTTTCAGAAGAATTTATTTAAATGCATGATATATAATAAGTATATTAGGAGTCTATATTATGGGTTGCGGATGCAATAAAAATAAACAAAATCAAGCACAAACACCAGCTGTTCCTCAAGATTCTTCTGTGGCATTTCGTAAACAAGCTAATCCAGAAGACGCTAAGAGTAATATTTCTCGTAAACTGGGAATGGTTCAGAGTTTTTCTAAGGCTATAGTTAGCCGTGGTATTAGTGATCAAAAAATTAATAAACCAACAAAACAGTTAAGAGGATTGAGTTGTTTTGGAAATAAACATTTAGGCGGAGAACTTCCTCCTTGTGAGTTTTTGAAAGATAGTGAAACACCAGGAAAGAAGTTTTGTGGTGGCTGTGGTTGTGGCGACAAGCCTCACACATGGCTAACCATTGAAGGTCAAGAATATAGTAAGTTAGATTATCCTAAATTAGTATGTCCTTTAAAGATGCCTGGGTTTAGTAATTATGAATCTAGTTCTCCTGGCGAAGAAATTTCGCCAATAACAAGACGGTATTACATAGAACAAATTGATTTTAATGATGTTTTAAAAGTGAATGTTACTTCTCCAGAACAACCACCAAAGCCACAATAACGTAAATCCATTTTGCCATAAATACGTTAGAGGAAACCTATGGCAACACCAACATCAAGAGAAACCCTTATACAATACAGCATGCGTCAATTGGGGGCACCTGTTGTAGAAATCAATGTTGATTGGGAGCAATGCGAAGATCGTCTGGATGATGCCCTTCAGTATTTTACAGAACGCCATTTTGATGGAGTAGAAAAGGTATTTTTTAAATATCAATTAACTGCAAACGATTTAATAAACAAATATATTCCAACAGAAAATATTACTTCCCCAAACGAAGCAGACGGACCTACTGGAAAACAAATTGTATCTATTGTTAAAGTTATGCAGTTTGGAATGTTTGCTAATATCAATATGTTTGATGTTCGTTATCAACTAGCATTATCCGATTATTTTGGTGTAAACAGAAATCTTGGTGGTAATGCTTCTATGGGTCTTGCTGCTTACGATTCAACAAAACGTTATATTAAACTTATTGAAGATATGTTTCAACCAGAAAAGGCATTAACGTTCAGTAAAGTAACAAACAGATTATATCTGGATATGAAGTGGAGTAATGAAGTTAAGGTTGGTGATTGGTTGGTAATCCAGGCATATGCTGCACTAGACCCAGAAAAATATACGGAAATATTTAATGATCGATATCTTAAACGATATGTTACGGCACTAATTAAACGTCAATGGGGAGCAAATATGGCAAAATTTGACGGAGTTGCTCTTCCAGGAGGAATTGTGATGCGTGGTGCACAAATTCACGCAGAAGCTGTTAGTGAAATTGCATTAATTGAACAACAAATGTTGCATGATTATGAACTTCCAGTAGATTTCATGACGGGATAAAATGGCAGTAAATCCATATTTTAAAAAAGATTATTCTGGCGAACAAGATATTCTTGAAGAGCTTACTATTGAACTCATTAAAACTATGGGAAGGGATATGTACTATATTCCTAGAAATATTCTAGATATGGATTCATTGTTTGGAGAAGGTCTTCGAGTTAATTATACTGATGGTATACCATTAGAAATGTATATAGATTCTGTTTCTGGTTTTGACGGTCAGGGAGATATTGCTAGCAAATTTGGTATAGAAATTAAAGATAATATTAATTTAACATTATCTAAAAAAAGATTTAATCAAGAAATTTCCACTAAAATTCCGTCTATAACAAGACCAAAAGAAGGAGATTTGATATATTTTCCTCTAGCAAAAGCACTCTTTGAAATCAATTTTGTAGAACATGAAAATCCATTTTATCAATTTGGTAAATTATATTCGTATAAATTAACATGTGAATTATTCACTTATAATCAAGAAGAAGTTCAAACAGGAAATACTGATATTGATGCTGTGGTTTCTGAAAATCAACAATATGTTTCCGTATTATCAATTACACAAATAGGTGGTCAGACTTTATCATTACTGGTTGGAGAAACCGTATATCAAGTTGATGGTGTTACTAGCAGTAGCGCAACATTAGCTAATTCAACTTGGAGAGGAATGGTTGCTCTTTCTGGATCAACTAGTACCGCATATATTAGAAATTCATACGGAACTTTAAAAACATCTGCAACACTACAAACTATTCATGGAGATACAAGCAATCTTATATTCTATGTGAATAACAGCAGTGTTGGAAATACCCTAGTGATTATAAATAAATTAGATAATTCTTTATTAGGTGAAAACGATAGCATTTATTTAGAAACAAAAACAACAAATCTGATTGATTTCAGCGAAAATGATCCATTTTCAGAAGGTAAATATCATTAATGTTTACTCAATTTAGAAACGATTCTATTAGAAAATTGGTTGTTGGATTTGGAAATCTTTTTAAAAGTATTCAAATTGACCAAACAAATACCGATAATAGTAAAAGATCATTTACTGTTCCTTTGATGTATTCTGCAAAAGAAAAATTTATAAAGAGAATAACCGAGCATAGCTCCATTACAGACGATACTCGTATTGAAATTGGAGTTCCGCAAATGGCATTTGATCTTGTTGGATTTTCTTATGATGCTACTCGTAAGATGAATAAATTATCACAAAAGAAAACATATAACCAAACTACACACGTATCAAAATCTTTATACACAGAAACTCCATATAATTTTATATTTAATTTGTATATATACACAAGGAACATTGAAGAAAATTTACAAATTATAGAACAAATATTACCTTACTTTTCTCCTGAATTTATAATTTCTTTGAACATGAATGAAATGAATGTGTCGGTGGATATTCCTATTATATTAGCAGAAACATTATTGACGCAAGATTATGAAGGAGATTTTTCTAACAGAAGAATGATTATTAGCACATTTAAATTTATAGCTAAATCTTATGTTTACGGTCCAATTACTTCTGGTCCTGGTATAATAACTCCTACTACCACAATTACAGATTCTTTTGGATTTACCTTATGATTGATGATGATATTATTTCTAAATCTCTAGACTTAGCATTTTCTGGTGTAACTGCCGAAGCTGTTGTTCCCCCAAAAACTACTAATATTGATGGTGATTTTGATTATGCTCGTGAGAATATTAAACAACTAATTGCCAATGGATCTGATGCTATTGATGAGATTATTAAAATTGCCAAAGCTGGAGACAATCCACGAGCATTTGAAGTAGTAAGTTTACTATTAAAAACTGTGGCAGATATGAACAAAGACCTAATTGATTTATATCAGAAGACTAAAGTTGTGAAAAAAGAAGAAACAACAATTAACAACACAACAAATCAATCTATATTTGTTGGATCTACTAGTCAGCTACAAGATCTGATTAATAAAGATCGTAGTCGTATTAAATCTATTAAGAGTCAACAATTTTTAGAGAATGATGAAAATGGGATCTAAGAAAAAACATGGGTATTTGGGTAATCCAAATCTCAAACAAATTAGTACTGATGTAGAGTTCACAAAAGAACAAGTTGCTGAGTACATGAAATGTGCCAGCGATCCTGTTTATTTCATTAAAAAATATATTAAAATTGTTACTTTAGATAAAGGTCTTGAGCCTTTTGAGTTATACGATTATCAAGAAAAGATGGTTGAAACTATTCAAGATAATCGTTATATTATTGCAAAATTACCACGACAATGTGGTAAAACTACAACTGTTGTTGCTTGGTGTGTTCATTACATTCTTTTTAATCAAAGCGTAAACGTAGCCATTTTGGCTAATAAACTGAAGACTGCCATGGAAATTATGAAGCGTGTCAAGGAAGCATACGAGTATCTTCCAAAATGGTTACAACAGGGAGTTGTGGAATGGAATAAAACTTCTATTCAAATTGAAAACGGATCTCGTGTTTTGGCATCTGCTACCTCTGCTAGTGCTGTCCGTGGTGGTTCGTATAATGTTCTAGTGCTTGATGAGTTTGCACACGTTCCGTCTAATATTGCAGACGAATTCTTTAGTTCAGTATACCCAACCATTACCTCTGGTCAAACAACTAAAGTTATTATTGTGTCTACACCCAACGGTATGAATATGTTTTATAATTTATGGCAGGGTGCAACACGTAAAACGGAAGAAGAAGGTAAGAGTGAATACGTTCCTATCGAGGTTCATTGGAGCCAAGTACCTCTATACTCTGGCGGTCCTCTACGTGACGAGAAGTGGAAAGAACGAACCATAAAGCAGTTGGGTGGTGGAGCTGGCGGAGAGCAGCGTTTCGACAGTGAGTATAATTGTGATTTCATCGGCTCTTCTAATACTTTAATTTCTACAGCAAAGCTTCATACTCTAACACACAAAAAACCAAAGACAAAATCTAAAGAAGGTCTTTGGATCTATGAAGAACCTGTAGCAAACAAACCTTATATTATGACTGTTGATACTTCTAGAGGACAAGGAAAAGACTATAGCGCAGTTTTGGTATTTGATGTATCTGATACACCGTATAAAGTTGTAGCAAAATACAGAAATAATATTATTTCTCCCATGTTGTTTCCTACCATGATTGCTGCTCTTGGCAGAAAATATAATACCGCCTATGTTTTAGTGGAAGTAAATGATATCGGAGCTCAAGTAGCCGATATTCTTCATTATGATTTAGAATACGACCATGTTCTTATGAGTACCAATAAAGGAAGAAGTGGTCAAGTGCTGAATGGTGGTTTTGGTAAAGGCCAAACACTATTTGGAGTTCGAACCACAATGCCTGTTAAAAAATTAGGATGTTCTATTATGAAAAGTTTAATAGAACAAGATAAACTACTAGTAGAAGATGAAGAAATTATATCTGAGCTATTGACCTTTATATCAAAACATAATAGTTATGCGGCAGATGATATGCATACCGATGATCTTGTTATGTGTATGGTTCTTTTTTCTTGGCTCACCAAACAACCGTATTTTAAAGAATTAACTAACGTTGATATTAGAAAAGAATTGTTTGAAGGCGAAATTAAAAAAATTGAAGAAGATGACTGGTTTAGTTTTGGGTTTATTTCCAATGTAGATGAAGAAGAACCAATAGTACCCCCAAATTCAGAAGAAACAGATATTTGGCATAATTTGTAAAAACCTAAAACCATAAATATTGGATAATGGTCGAAATATACAAACAAAAAGGATATTAATCGATGGCAGCATTCGAAGAAACCTCTACTCTTGTTGCAGGAATGATATCCACAAATGGTTTAATTCCTTTGTTTGGTACTACTGGTTCTATCGGTATTTCTGAACAAGAAACTGGTATAATGACCGTTCCTTCTTATAATAATTGGATTACTAGATTTAACTCATCTTCTTATAAGAACACAGGTCCGACTGGTGCTTGGGCAGGAGAATGGTGGAGTGTCTACAATTATCTTCAATATGGAGGCATTTGTGTAGTTGGTGGTACTGGATCCACTGGAGATTATTACTCACCAAACGGCGGATTGTGTGCTGGTCACACACCACTCCATAATACAAATTTAATTAATTTAGATGTTGTGTTTGATTCTGGTAATACTCTATCTGCTTCTTATGCTTCTTCTATTGCCAATACTAGACAAGATTGTTTAGCATTTATAGGAAATCAACAAGCATTTAGTACTCCAGTAGGTAGTGTATATTCCTCATCTACTACTGGATATACTGCAGATTTTAATGCTACACCAAGCCAATATGTCTGTTTATTTGCTGGTCGTAAAAAATCTTTAGATGATGTTTCTACTCCAGTTCCTGAAAATTCTATTCTTACTACTACTGGTCCTGATGCTGCTGGTTGTCTTGCTAGAACAGTTCGAACTAATAATATTTGGACAAGCCCAGCAGGAACAACACGAGGAAGAATTCTAAGTGCTATTATGATGGAACAGCCTTTTGATGATTCAGCTATTGCTGCTTTTGTTAGTGCCAAGATAAATCCAATAATAAGTGTAACAAATAATGGTACTTGTTTAATGGGAAACCTAACAACTTATAGTGGTGCTAAAAAGGCATATAAAAGTATTAATACTATGAATTTGATTATATATCTGAAAAAGCAAACAGCTATAGTATTAAATGAGTTTTTACACGAAATTAATAATGCAGAAACTCGATTAAATATAAAAAATAATTTAACACCATTATTTAATAGTATAAAATCAACAGGAGCTATTACTAATTACACCATTGTTTGTGACGAAACTAACAATACAGCAACAGTATTAGCAAACAATCAATTAGTTGTAGATTTAACAATAACACAATCATTAGTAGCAGAAAGTATTGTGATAAATTTTATTCTTGACTCTGCAAGTAACTAAAAAGGATTAAAATGGCAGGAAATCATATTACAGACTTCATTAGCGGATTCGGTGGCGGAACCAGACAAAATCGGTTTGTTGTTACTGGAGATATTGGTGGTAGAAAAGGAACCAAACAATCAAATTTTTCTGATAATAAAATTTATATAAGAACTTCTGCTTTGCCTGCTTCTACTTTAGGAGGAATTCCTATAAATTACAGAGGAAGATCTGTGGTATATCCTGGAGAACGTGTTTATGCTCCTTGGCAAATAACAGTATTAGATGATGTTCCTAATGCCAAAAAGAAATTATATGAAGCTTTTCATGCTTGGAGTAATGAAATCAATGATCATGGAACCAATACTTCACCAAAAACGAATGGTTCTGATCATTTCAGTAAAGACT